ATTCTTATGTTTTCCACTTATTACCATAACATGATAGAACAGTCCATATTTGATAAGATGCAGCTGAACATCGGCCGCGCTCGGCCCGGCCGGGAATCCCTAGTACGAACCAAGCAAATCGTCAACGAGCGGCGGCGTGACGCCGAGACGGCGGCCGAGGAGCGGCGTGTTGCCGCCGAGGAGCAGCATGCAAAGAACATGGCCGTGGGTGCTGCGCTCTTGAACTTAAGAAAGGTATCACAATCATTGCCGCGTAGTATATGGGCCACGACTACAGCTCAAGCGATGAACGCGGCTAGTAGCCAGATAAATGAGGAATTCTCAACTGCCAGCGCGAACCGCCTCGGTCTCGCTAAGCAGATGGCGAAACAGATGTTAGAATTAAAATTAGAAAGAGCTAGAGCAGAGCTCGCCGTGCCCGGGCCCGTCACGGCGGCGCCGGCGAGGGGGGCGGTTGTTGGCCAGATTGGTGATACAATTACCAACATTGGCGTAGGCGGCGGCGACCGTGCGCGACGGCCCATTTACGTGGGCCAGCACGCCGGCCGCGGCGCGGCGTATTGGAACATGTAGTGCAATTAATTAAGTCCAGCATCAAATGCTGGACTTAATTGTGATGTCTTAGTAACTACTACTACTCTGCTTCTGCGAGCTTTTCAAAGTAGGATAAGGTATCTTCTTCCTCATCATCAGTGGTTACTCCAACAGTAATAGTAGGAGCAGGCTCCTCTTTTGTATCAATAGTAACCGTTGAGTCAAAAGGGACATCAGCATCCTCAACATTACCAATCACAGTTGTTCCACTAAGAACCACAGTTAGGCGATTCTTGAGATCATTATAAGACTTGAAGTTAGTGGCCGCAGAAAACTCTGCAAGAGGATACTGCTTACTCCACAACTCTTCAATCTCATCATCATTATCAAATAACGCAGATGGCGCACTGAACTCAGACTTATCATAATTCCAATAGCCATCTACTTTACGAATCTTTAGCTTAAAATTCGCACCTTCCCAAAAATCAAACGGATTAACAGGAGTTTCATCCTCAAAAGCAGGCTGCATAGCTTCCATGATCTTATCAAAGATTTTCTTTCCGAAACGGAATAGGTATACATTACCTTCCTTTTCTGGATGCTTTGAATCACTAACAACATAAATGTTAGAGAAGTATTGCAACTTACGCTTCTGACGCCGAGCAATCTCCTTATCGGACTCAACACCAGAGTTCCAATATGCAGAATTCATTTCTGCTACCGGATCATTTTGATTAAGAGTAGTAAGGCAATTCTCAATATACCACTGGCCTGTGGGGCCCTGAAACGCATGGCTCCAGACCTTTGCCCAAGGTAAATCTTCTCCCTTTACAGCAGGCAAGAAACGAATAACGGCATAACCATTACCTGTCTTATCAAGCTCTGGCTTCCATAAGCGCTCATCCACATAAGACTTCTTATCTTGGGATTTGTTTTCTTCCGCGGCCGCACCGAGAAGTTTGTTTAACGAATTTGATTTCTTTAACGTAGCTAACGACATGTGTATCTCCTTATATTATCGTATGTAATCGTATGTTATAGTATGCTTACTATATCACAAAGTTCTGTTTTTGTCAAGTGCCTTAGATTTTTTTCTTCAAGTAAATGTGAATGCTTTGTAGCATCTACCCAATAAAATTCTATATCTGGGAACTCTCTAAAAACAGTTTGCATTTGGTTTCTCCAATTATTTGAATTAAAACCTTTTGCATCGCTGGACAAATAATTATCTGTCCCTTTATATAAGTTGTTCAACGATTCATCATTTGATGATAAGTCAAACCCCAATATATAAATCTCTTTTGCACCATGCTGACAAGCAAGGTGTATGGCTGTATTGCCAGCAGACCAATCAACAGGAAAATCAATCGGCACTATTATATCATTCGGCTCAACATAGGTAATCCATACACCCACATCCTTTTCCATCTTTTCTACCAAATTTGAAATTGAAGCCCAAGGATTCATCTTGATTGCAGCATTAATTTTCTCTTGTATTGTTTTTGGGTCTTTGCCTTGAATAACACAATTGCTGGTTTTCTTCTTACTTCTATGAATTAATTTGTCTGAAATATTAAACCCCATAAACATCATATCCGCCACCTCGGCCGGCACAATACTCCAGTTTGCAAAGTATACATTATGCATATCACCATATTCTGGATTTTCTTTGGCCCATCCAGAGTCATATATTTCTTGCTGCATACCGTAATCTACCGCCACAAGATTATGAACGCAATGAGCGCCATCACGATAAATTGCATTACATCCATATGTTACAACACTGCTATCCAGTATTGTCTGATGGCAGGGTTTGAACCACGATCTTGATTCACCATTACCGATTATCAAAGCTTTCATTTATTGTCTCGTAGAGCTTCCCAACTTACAGGAAACAGTTTCTTTGCTTGCTCATCAATTTGATTTGCAATCATTCTGGTTTCAAACTGTGCATCATCTTTACATCGTAAATTACATACGCGAGCAAATGCATATAGCGTGCCACTCCAATACCATTCTGTCATCATGGATTGCGGTAAAACCATCCTGGCCTGCTCTGGCGCAACGCCTAAGCGCAATAGATGTTCATATGTCCATTTACAGTTCTTCAAGGCTTGCTGATAGCTATCAATATTTGATCGGCCCGGAATAGTAGATGGATTTATATCTATCTCTTCATTAGAAGAGCCTTGCTTTTTATTTTCAGCAACACCACGCCATACTTCTGGCGTATAAAACTCTGGCTCAATATCCACATATCTACGAGACACTTCATTCCATGTTAATCCAACCTGATGCTTTATCAACTGCCGAGCAACAAACACTGGAGCCTTGATACGAAATTGTAATTGGCAATGGCCAAAAGGACTCCAATGATTATGCTTACCCAAATAATTAATGAGTCTCTTATCTGATTTTGAAAGAACTGGAATTGATCCACACCAAGAATCATATTCAACATCTGTATATTCATCATCTTGAGCGGCACTTTCTTTAGCAAACGACACTCTAGCAGCATTAACTACAGTTAGATCATCGCCCATATGATTTGTTGTTATTACATGCATTATCTTTGATTATATTTGCTTGGTTTTTGTGGGCGATATCCTTTTGGCCAGGCCGGAGTTCGGCTTGCCAAAGATTTAACTCGTTCCTTCAGCTGATTATTCTCAACAGTCATTTCTGCAAGATCGTATTCAAGAGATTTTATCCGGTTGGACACTTCATCTGCTTGTTGGTTTTCTTGTTCCATTAATTTAATTCCTCTATAAGATTTAATAATTGTATTCTACAACATTTTTCATCAATTGTCAAGAACTTTTCGTAATTTTTCATCAGTTTTTTTATATCAGGCCAGACAATATCTTTACTCAAATTTATATCCCATTTTTTTCCATATTCTAATAGTTTATCCAAAATAATCATAGTTTCAATTGATACTCTTTTCCCAAGATATTCTTTTAGAAGCTTAGGATGTTCATAATCTTTTTGCTCAAATAATGGCTCAAAATTATGAACTAATGGAGCCATTTCTTTAGCAAAACCATCAAGAAAACTTCTATTACGAGATTTCCATGATTCATAATTTTCATCGCTAAAGTTCGCAATGTATCCTCTTTTGTCTTCTATGAAATTTGCAAGAAACCAGTTTTGAATAACTTTAGGGTTGTCATATTTTTTGGATAGCTTAACAAAGAAATATCGATCTTTACGCTTCCAAAAAGATTTTCTGGAGATTCTTGTCTTACCATCATACTTGATATAATCATAATCACCCTTACCAAAGTGAGCTTTCATCGCACAGTACATAAGATATACATCGGCGGGTTCCAATTTATAAAGTTCCATTTCTTAAAATTCGTTCAACGACTCAATAATAATTTTAAGATATATATTTATCGGTTCCATTTGGAATACTGGCCGTCCTCATTTATATAAAATACATTCCGAATACCAACGTCAGAAATCAATTTACGGCATACTTCACATGGAAATGAAATAGCATAGTTAAGATTTTTAAGAATCCTCACCACATACAAATCATGCCCGTCGCAATGATCAAGCCCTCTGCGAATAATAGCAAGCTGCTCTGCGTGAAGAAATGGCCATTCAGTTCTGCTTGCCATTAAG